CCCTCTGACACTTTAGGTCGCTGTCTTATTACGTGAGCGCGACTACACGACGAGCACTATCATCCGAAGATCGGCCTATTTAGTAACTCGCAACAGGACAACCGTTTATGGGAGAACATCACTCCACCTTCCACCGGCAAACGCATGAGCGCGGGCCATAGTTACGGTGTAGTGATCCAAGGGTCTGTCCTAACCCGTACGCACCATCAGTGCAAGACCGCCCCCCACTACGGAGGCAAAATCGCTGATCCACGCACTCTCAACGCCCAGTTATCCAAGCTGGGACCTGATGTGAGCAATCTGTTGTTTAGACAGACCACCAAACAGTGAGTTGCCCACTTTCGTGGGCTGAAGAGCCTTAGACGTCGTGCGGGACGCCTGGACGGCTTTCTTCTTTTGTTGTTTTGGTGCTGACTGCTGCTTTTTCTGGCCAAGAGACATCCTGGCAATATTAGCAACAACCTTTGACGCGTTCTCTGCGTACGGAACACCAGCGGTGCCGAGAAACTTGCCAATCCACGGCGCATTGTCGCGGATCGACTTGATAATCTCGGCAAACCATTCGCCTGCAGGATTCTCTTTCAACATACAACCCGGAGGTAGCACACTTAAAGCAGCAGAATACAACTCGAAAGCCATCGGATCATACAGCGGAGCTGCACGAGCTAGTGGAGTAAAGTTGACGTCTGAAGCAATGGGTGCCATTTCCACAAAGATCTTAATGTTCACCTGCAGTGTGGTGGACAGAGACAATCCTGTGAAGAACATCCCAGCCGTGTCAAAATTAATTGCATGACTGAATTGTTGAGTTCCGGTAATCGCCAAATTGGTCGGCGCTGTCGTACCCTGATTCTGTAGCGAAAAGCTGTTATTCAACATGGTAGCATCACTCGAAGTGAAATATCTATTCATGGCAACAGCCTCCCCAAGGGGGTTAGAAACATCATTCAGGGGGACAACGCAATAACCACCCTCTGCCGCCTTACGCTGGGTTCCATTAGCCAACTGAAGTGCCTGAGAAACTGTGTTCGGAGGCAACTTAGATTGGATGGCTGGTGCAAGCAAAGCCATTGAAGGCGTTGCATTGTTAAACTGTACTGCTTGCCAAGTCAGAGTTCTTGACTGTGGCATTCGGTAGTAAGTCACCAGACCCTGTAGATTGATATCCGCGGTGGTGTTAATCACCTCGAACCCCAAACCTACAATGCGAGACGGGGAGCTTTGGAAAGCGTTGATGTTAGCCAAAACAGTGTTGTTAGGAACAACAGAACCAGTAGCTGTGGGTACTCCCCACGTAGCTAAAGGCGTCGCGCCAATAACAGCATTGATCAACCCAAACTGGACAGCAGCCGGAGCTGCAGTAACGATTTGAGGCGTTGCAGCAGCAGTTCCAGCATTTGCTGTCTGAGCAGGGTAGAAATTGTAGAACTGATCTACAGTTTCCGGCAAAGAGAAAATGTGCGCATCCCACGTACCAGTAGACTGGCCACTGGGTTGTGAGATTGTTGCACTTTGATTGAAACAACGAACGATTGTGCGAGAACCGTCCGTATCGGGATATCCAATCGGCTCAATCTCCTGATCATGGAAAGGATCCAAGATCTGTGTGAGCCACGCCTTCCCATCAGGGGAAAGCGTCCCAGCCTTCTCCAGGCTATCCAACGGATTTCTCCGCTGAGTAGGTCCCGGATTGGGCTCTACACCCTCTTCGGTCAAATCCCTCAACCACCCCTCAATCGAAGTCATCAGCCCCGCGGCATGGCTATCCGCGAGACCTAGAATCCTTACGAGGAATGTAGAGAAGTGACCAACCAACTCAGGAATCTCCGTAGTCGCGCTCGAAAACGCGGCATTAGAAGACACTGCTGTGGTTGTCGAGGGCACCTTGTTTGGGTGTCCCCGTGGTGACTCCGGCAAGACTCCGACGACGGGACTCGCCTTGATGGCGGCCACCGTCGGCGGTAGGTTGTGGAGTATGACCGACATTGAGTGTAGTGGGTCGATGTAAACTCAGAGATCCTTTCCTCCTCACCTCTGCAACAACACGGGAGTGAAGAATGATAAGACACAACTGCAACAAACACAATGAAATGCTCGTGCAGTTAGCTATCGTAAAGAGTAGGTCAACTAAGTCCATCAACTGTACGTATTTGTTTTCGTTCGTTTTGTCAGACAGCACTGACAAACTACGAACCCCGGCCACGACCGCCCCTCCACTACGAGAGGCAAAACCGTGGCCAGGCCCCCATCCGATCACTAATCGATGGGGTGAAACTCCAACGCCACCCAAGAGTCTCTCGTTTGACGGAGAGACTCCTGAATTCCGTACCCGGCGTTGAAGTTCTTGAACCACGCTGGTGACCTAAGGAGGGCAGCCTTCTCAGGATGGTCCTCCAGTTGATCATACAGCATCCCGTACAAGTACGAGAACTTCTCCTCAACAAATGCGTACTCAAGGCACATGCTGAAAAGGTGGTCAATCAGGAAATCAAATTTACCCTCCTCCTTGAAGGAGAGCATATAAGAGTGTTTTTCCCAATTAGTAGGTATTGCGACAAACTTTCCCGCTACTTTCTTGAACCCATGGCTACAGAACTCAGTGTCGACAAGCTTGGTAAGAGCTATATCGTCTTCAATAATGTACCCACGTGAGGTTATCCAATCCCGATAAAGCCTTGGATCTTCATGGAACTTCTTCACCTCATCGTCTCCAACCGCCGCAATATGGCTGGCCAGTTCAAGTTGAGTTTCACGGGGTAGTTGTCTGATAACATTGAACATGATACTATCGGTTACGACAGACCGAGAGTTCATGCTGATGGTCCGTTTGCCACCGCTGGCTACGATTCCACCAGTATCAATGACGCGACCACACTCACAGGTCCAAGATCTCTCCTGTCTGTACGTAGTCCCATCACTGAGCACAATGTTCTTGTATTTCGAACACTCATTCAACGCACTCGCTAATAAAAGCCAGTCCGCCGCCTGAGCACTCAAGGGATTGGTCATTAACCGATACCTTATCTTCACGTCAGCATCATACTGCCATGCCGGGACCGTCCAGTCGTGTTTCGACCTGTCTGTCGAACCGTAATTAGACTTCCCTAGCCCATCATCGAGGGCACGAACAAGATTGTCCGCACCCCCTTTGAATAGACTGTGCCCAACTTTCGAAGGAATCTGATGGTGATGAGCAATCTCCTGAGCCATTGAAGACCCAAAAATCAACTCATTGCATAACTGATCGATTACACCGACCGACCAGATCAACCGCACCATGTTCTTCCGAATTTTCCCCACTTTGTGCCATTCACGCTTGACGAACAAACGAACCGGATCAGCACAATCAAGCTTTCCCTCACGGTAATTGCTCAATCGATGCTTAACCATCTGTAAGATCATCTCCACTCCGACCTTCTCGACAAAGACGGAGTTGGTTGTGTACTTCTGACACACAGGGTAGCCAGGACTTGAGGGCCCCTTCAACCGCCCAATGGCACCTCGTATGGTGTCATCAGACAAGAAGTCAGGTTCCAAGGTCCAGCGCGCCGATGAGTAGATCTCCTCGAGAACATCGAGGGTCTCTTCCATCACCGGCGCGCTGGGGGGCGGCGCGGTGTTGAAGCCAGCTAACAAGTGCAACCTCAAAGAGGTGTACTCATCATCAGCATCCACACCGGGCCACGCGTAGTTCCCACTCAAGGGCAGCGAGACCCGAGGGTCCCGCCGCGGATGGACGTTAAACGTATTCATACGAGGGACGTTCTCAGTCTTTGTGAAAACTACTGGGCCGAGGGCTCCGCAGCACCCCCGACCCCGGAGGGAAAATCCCGTTTCCCTTTAACAGCCTTCATAGCTTTCTGCGACGCAGTCAATGCGTCGAAGCCATCTACTTTAAACTGTTCATACAGGACCGAGTATTCCATCCAGACTGGACCCTCCCACTTTGGATGCGCAACCTCAACCCCCTCCGGCATCGAATCCGCAGACGGTTTGGCCACAGCAGTGGCAGGGGGAGTGACGCCCGCGTTTTCCTTCACAGGCTCCTGGGCCGCCACAGAATTCGCAGCAGTATCCTGCTTTGACTTCGGTGACTTCGGGATCGATCGGGGCGGCTTGACCTTTCTAGGGGTAGTTGCCGGACCTTTCTTTCTCTGGGTCTCACTCGACTTTTTGAACGCCTCATTTAGCTGATCCTGCATCTTCTGCAGACTCGACTTCACAAGTGTCCAATCTTCCTGTTGGTCCGGCTGTAGTTTGGCCCCCACAGAGTTCGACTCGAGCGTCGGCTCCACAGGGGATGCAGATTGTACCGGTTTGGCAACAGTAACCTCTTTAACCTCCTGGCTAGGAGGGGGAACCTCAGCAATAGCGGCAGAAGGAACTGCTACTACGGCGGCTCTCGCCGCGTCCAAGTCGTCCAATCGCTTGTTCGTCTTGGCCTGTTCACGGATCAGCTGAGCGAACATATTCCGAAGAATAGCATTCTGCTCAGCTGCCTCCCGCAAATCATCGCGCTGCCACTCCAGCTGTTGTCCGGCCATGGAGATGTTGTGAGCTTTTACCTCATCTACATCAATTCCACTACCGACCGCAATCAGGTGGTTCTTGGCTTCAGGAATCGATACTGAAAGCCTCCCCGGAATCGATACCGCGGAGACCTCTTTCTCGTACCCTAGCAATGCTGGTTCATGTTTGTCCACCCAAAGATCGCCGGTTTTCTGCACAGGAGAGCATCCCACAACAGGTACATTGGCAGATTCAAGGGTGGATTTTGGAGGCTCGTCAGGGGCCACAACAGGTGTGACGTCCTCCTTTTCGCCATCCGAGTCGGTTTGCGCATACACGCTAGACGACCTGGAGACCAGGACCGGTTCAGCCTTAGGCCGCGGGAGCATTATCCCCCGCAAAGCATTGAGCTTACTGCGGACTGTGGCCGAGAGTTCGTTCAACAGATCAGGG